GAGAATAATAGAAAACCTAATTAAAGATTTAATTAAACTTGGATGGAACAAACAAACCATACAAGTTAAAGAGAAATTTGGGACACTAAGATTCTATACCAACGAACTACCTGAAAAAGGATTTGAAACAATGGTAGAGTACACCAATGAAAGTGAGATAACTTGTGAGGTATGTGGAAAAGAAGGTAAACTTGTAAATAAAAAAGGTTGGTACACAACATTATGTCAAGTACATTCAGATTTAAACGATGTGATAGAAATTAATGGAGAAATGTATAAACCATCATTGTTTTCTAAAATACATAACGGTGATTTATATTACGATGCATTTTATCATGAAATAAAAAAATGTGAAACAAATAACTTCTTTAATCCTTGGTGTGTTAAGGTTGATAAGTATTAAATTTTAATAATTTGTCATAAAAACTGACATTTTGTCATGTTTTATAAAATGGTATAATATTTGCAAAAAAGATGCCGACTTTAAAGTCATAATAAAAAAAAATAAAAATAAATGGGAAAAATAATTGGAATTGATTTAGGTACAACAAATTCGTGTGTTGCGATAATGGAGGGCGGAGACCCAATCGTAATTACAAATAATGAAGGAAAAAGAACAACACCATCAATAATTGGTTTTGCGAGTGATGGGGAAAGAAAGGTTGGTGATCCAGCAAAAAGACAATCAGTAACTAACCCTGATAAAACTGTATATTCTATTAAACGTTTTATGGGTACTAGTTTTGAAGAATCTAAAAATGAGATTAAGAAGGTACCTTATAAAGTGGTTAAAGGTGACGGTGGAGCACCAAGAGTTGAGATTGAAAATAAAATGTATTCACCACAAGAAATTTCAGCAATTGTACTTCAGAAGATGAAAAAAACTGCTGAAGATTATTTGGGTGAAACGGTTACTGAAGCGGTTATTACGGTACCTGCGTACTTTAACGATGCACAAAGACAAGCAACAAAAGAGGCTGGAGAGATTGCAGGATTAACAGTTAAAAGGATTATCAATGAACCAACAGCAGCAGCCTTAGCGTACGGTTTAGATAGAATGGATAAAGATATGAAAATTGTTGTGTTTGACTGTGGAGGTGGTACACATGACGTTTCAGTATTAGAACTTGGTGATGGTGTTTTTGAAGTATTGGCAACAGATGGGGACACACATTTAGGAGGTGATGATTTTGACCAAGTAATTATTGATTGGTTGGCAACAGAATTCAAAAATGAAAACGGGTTAGATTTAACAAAGGACTCAATGGCTTTACAACGACTACGAGAGTCTGCAGAGAAAGCAAAAATTGAATTGTCATCGTCATTGTCAACTGAGATTAATTTACCATACATTATGCCTGTTGATGGTATTCCTAAACACCTTGTTAGGTCTTTGACAAAATCTAAGTTTGAACAGTTGTGTGAATCATTAATCAAAAGAACAATTGAACCATGTAAAAGAGCAATGTCAAATGCAAACCTTACTATTGGTGAGATTGATGAAATTATATTAGTGGGTGGTTCTACACGTATTCCAGCAATCCAAGAAGCGGTTAAAAAGTTTTTTGGTAAAGAACCATCAAAAGGAGTTAATCCTGATGAGGTTGTTGCTTTAGGTGCAGCAATTCAAGGGGGTGTTCTTGCAGGAGACGTTAAAGACGTTCTACTTTTAGATGTTACACCACTATCTTTAGGTATTGAAACTATGGGAGGAGTGTTCACAAAATTGATTGAATCAAATACAACAATACCAACTAAGAAGTCTGAAGTATTCTCAACTTCTGCGGATAATCAACCATCAGTAGATATTCACGTATTGCAAGGTGAAAGACCCATGGCTAAGGATAATAAAACAATTGGTAGATTCCACCTTGATGGTCTTCCACCGGCAATGAGAGGGGTTCCACAAATTGAAGTTACGTTTGATATTGATGCTAATGGTATTATTAATGTTTCGGCATTGGATAAAGGAACAAACAAACAACAAACAATCCGTATTGAATCATCTACAGGTCTTTCTAAAGAAGAGATTGAAAAAATGAAACAAGAGGCAGAATTAAATGCTGAACAAGATAAAAAGGCAAAAGAAGATGCCGATACGTTAAACAAGGCCGATTCAGCAATTTTTCAAGGAGAGAAAACTTTAAAAGAATTGGATGATAAGATTACTGAAGAACAAAAATCAGAATTGAAAACAATCATCAATACAATTAAAGAATCTTACGATAAAAAAGATGTTGATTCATTAAATAAAACGATTGAAGAGTTGAATAATAAGTTCCACGAAGTCAGTCAAAAACTTTATGAACAGACATCGGAACAAACTGAAGAACAACATTCAGATGTGGATTTTGAGGAGGTGAAATAAAAATAATGACCCCCGATTATTGTTGGGGGTTTATTTTTTTTAAAAAAAGTTTGGCAGTTTAAATCATTTACCTATCTTTGTATAAATCAAAACGGAAAAGATATGACGACAGACATCACAACACAGGTAAGAAACTACAACGGGAACAACTCTTTCATCATGAAAATGAAAGACGCAGTGAATAAATACGGTTCTTTGACTCAAAAACAAAGAGCGGCGGTTGAAAAAATCTTCAACAATCCGGTAGAAGCGAAATCTGTTGAGATGACTGACGATATGAAAAAAATCGCAGCATACGAGGGTGAGAACTCTTTCGTTAACGAGTTGAAAGGTAAACTTGAGAAGTACGGAAAGTTGTCTGACAAACAAATCTCAGCAGCACTTTCTCAAATTCAAAAAGAAGAGGACAAGGCAAAGACTGTTCATTTGAATGTACCGGCTATCGGTGATACAATCAAAATCGGACGTAAAGCGGGACAATCTCTTAAAGAGACTTACGGATTGAAATTCAACCCAATCCTTTTGGATGTTACTAAGGTTCTTGCAATCTCACCTAAAGCCGTGAAATTCGCAGCGAAACTTACAATCAAAAGAGGTTCAGTTTGTACTTGTTGCATGAAGACCCTTACTGACGAGTTTTCAATGTTGACAGGACTTGGTAAGATTTGTGCAAGTCACGTAGGTGTTCCTTACATCACTGACAAGTCACAAGCAGAGTCTTTTCGTTTGGAGTACATGAAACGTGTTGACGAAATCGGTGAGATGGAGTTTTGGGTTCCAAAATCTCAAATCAAAACTTGGGAAGGAACCGCAGACATCTTGTTGAAAATGGTATAACAAATAGACCCCCAGTAGAAATATTGGGGGTTTGTTTATTTAAAATAGTTTTATTATATTTGTGATTATGAAAATACTTTTCCTTGATAACGACGGTGTAATTTGTCTCTCCAATAATTGGGGAGGACGAAAAAAGAAATGGGCAAAATATCGCTCAGCAAACCCCGATTCAAGTAAGGAGGTTAAACATGCACCTGTTGAATATCGTTTTGATGATTTTGACACAAAGGCAATTAAAGTTCTTAATCAAATACTTGAAGAAACGGGAGCTGAAATTGTTGTAAGTTCTGATTGGAAATTACATGCAACACTTGAAGAACTTGGTGACTATTACGAAAGTCAAGGAATCATCAAACGACCCATTGCGTTAACACCAAACATACAAAATTGTACTGTTCACAGTGATTTATTTATATGGTCACCACGATGGGAGTTAGAACAAACCAGAACAATTGAAATTAAACAATACTTACATGACCATCCTGAGATTACTCATTGGGTTTCTATAGATGATTTAAATATGGGTAAGATTGGTGAACCATGGAAAGATGAATGGGCAATTGATAATTTTGTATTGACACCAAAATCAAATGAAGGTATTAAACAATCAGGTATTAAAGAAAAGGTTATAAACTATTTAAAAGATGAATAAAGAAATAAAAGAAGAAGATTTATGGTGTGAATACAGTGACCTACCATCACCGACGGCTTATATGAATTGTACCGATTACGATAGTATGGGTAATCACGGAAGGTTCCCAAAATTAAAAAACAAAAAAACAAAAATGAAAAGAAACCTACAAAAAATCTTTTTATGGGTAACATATAAGTTTCGTAAAAAAAAGAAAAAAAACATTTGGGAATTATGAAAAGTATAAGTCAAATATTCAAAGGTAATGAACATTTAATGGATTTAAGTCCTGTAGAAGAGTTAATTGATTACACTCAAGAACTTGAAGGGCAAGTTTTAGATAGAGCGGTCAATGATGCCTACAATAAAGAACATATGTTAAAATCTATGTTACAGGATATACTTACTAGTTGTCGTGATATGGAAGATAATAATCAGTTGGCTGACAGGTACCCCGGTATGTATGAAAAAAGTGATGCAGAATCTTTAGTTAAAAACTTAAAGACCTATATTTTAGATATGAATTACAAAAACAATTTAGGTTTATGAAAAAAAGGGTTTATTTAATTGATATTGACGGAACAGTTTGTGATGATATAAAAAACGAGGATAGTCATCTATATAAAGATGCGGTACCATATGAAGGGTCTAAAGAAATAATCAACAAACTTTATGATGAAGAAAATAAGATTGTTTTCTTTACCGCAAGAGAGTATAAGGATAAAGCCGTAACTCTTGCTTGGTTATGGAGACACGGGTTTAAGTTTCATGATTTAATTACCGACAAACCAAGATGTTTAGAAGATGAGGAATATGTTTGGATTGACAATAAACCAGTAAGGGGTATTACTTATAAAGGAGAGTGGGGACCAATAATTGAAATTCAAAATCATTCTGATGAAATAAAAACACTACTAAAATTTAAAAATGACACAAATATATAAATTGTTTGTTGTAAAAGACGAACCATACCTAACAATAGACGAAGATGTTATCATTGGAGACAAAGCGATTATTACTGTAGGAGAACTATATCCCACACTTGTTGAATGTCAAAACAAGGAGCAAATTGATTTATTTCAAAAACCAAAAACCTCAATGACCAAAAGACATAAAATCGTTAAAGAACCAAAAGACTTAAACTTAAGTTCAGAATTAATTAATGAATTTGCAAGTAAAGAGGTTGGTGTTTTGGTTGAATATGAAGATGGTGAAATAAAAATAATTGAATAACCATTTTTTGGGTACGTTAATTGGGTAGTTCAAAGCATGGTAAGTTTAGAAGAAATAATACAAATTATAGGAATTGGATTGGTATTAGTTACAATACCAATCCATATTCTTTGTAAGGTAATTAATCCTGAAAAAGAAAATATTGATTAAACAATATCTTTAGTTTCAATTAATGTGTAGCTGAATGAATTTCCGTGAATATCTTTCGCCTTTCTACATATTTTCATAAACTCTTCAAAATCTGCAGACTTTTTAAACACCTGACATCCTTCTGACCAGTTTTCAACATAAGTTGAATTTGCGCCAGCCTTATGGATGTTGATACCAAATACACCTTCTTGAATTTTTGTTTCATCATACACCATATCCTTATTAGGGTCTCTGAAAACTTTAACAGGTTTGTTCTGACCAAGGGCTTCATATTTACCTGCGTGAAGCCTCATAGTGTGTGAACCTCTGTATTGACCTTCAACCAATCTTGCAACACCGGCTTTATTACCATATTGCATAACACCTTTTGTTCCTGGATCCGTTGTTGCCGGCCAAATATGAAATTTCCATTGACCATCAACTTTATAAGATATGGTTAAATAATCATCAAATACGTTTGTCACTTTTTGACCTGTACTTGAATTTCTAATTCCTACGATATTAACATCGTAACCTTTGTTGTTTGTGTCCTCAAACCAAACATACCCTTTTGCTTTTACAGCCGCTTCCACTTGTTCTTTTGTGTAAGACATAATTTAAAAATTTTTATTAGTTTATTTATTAATAAATATTGTTTAATTTTGTAAGTCCATATGGCTATTAGAAATGTTATAAAAAATTACGTAAAGGAGTATTATGAAATATCGTATAGTCCTAAGGATAAACAAATCATATTGCACGATGAGTTTGAATCGGGTAAAAGAAACTACATAGATGTTGGTAGGGTTGGTAGAATTAAAATAACATTATGTTGGGGTAAAATAGAAGAGGTTACAGGAATACAATATCACCACAAAGAGTTTCAATCAGAATTGAGTAAATTATTTTTTGAGTTAATAACTGAAAAAAAATCAAAAGAATTTTTTAATTTGTTACTTTTTGAAAATATTCCTGTGAATTTAGAGTTTAAAGATGTGATAGATGAGTTCCCAATATTAAAAGATTAGATATTTATTTTTATGACACGTAAAATTTTAATTACAGAAGATGAAAAAAATAATATTTCTAACCAACATTCAGAGATAGATGGAAAACTTATGAATTTTTTACTAAGACGAGTTAATGTTAATGAAAAACAAATCGGTTCAGAAGAAGACCCAATAAAATTTATTGAGGTTAGATTTACTGATTTTTCTGGGTACGGGTTTACCAACTTTATGTCAAAAAAAGATATGGAAAGAAGTATATTTACTATGTTATATGAAAATGATGTCGTTGAAGATATTGATGAAATGGACGAAAGAAATCTTGAAAGAGTAAAAATAGTTAAAACCATTAGACAGTTTTTAAATTTTATATTACCAAAAAAATGAGAAACACAGATACAAAATTAGTAAACACCCTAAAAAAATTATATCAAGGGCACGAATACACAACAACATTTGAAGATGAAATAATTTCTTGGAATGAACCCGATACTGAATATATTGAAGAATGGGAGATTAAATATTATTTAATTCTTCGTGAAGTACTCGGTACTGGGTTAAACGCAATCGCCACTTTTGATGTAATAATTACCGACATTATAGTTGATGGAGATGATATGTATCACAGATGGGAAGACGATGATTTTGATGAGAATACGTGGTACATAATAAAAGTAGACGAAGACTTATACGATACAATCGGCAAAGATTTTCCAATATCCCTTTATTTTAATTTTTATAACGAGGATGAATATAATAATTTACCTTCTGAATAAAAAATTATATTATTAAATCAAAAATTTATGGCACACCCGATACTTCACGCAAAATCAAACGCAAAAAAATTTGGAGGAAAATGGGAAGATTATATCCACTTACACCAATGGATGGACAGTACCAAATCCTGGTATGGGCATTCGTTTCATCGTATGTGGAGACATCACTCAGAAGGGATATTTGAAGGAGAAGAAAGGTTTGGAACCCATTTCATTAATTCTGAAGGTAAAACCGTCTATACAAGATATTGTCTTGAAATGCACGTTAAAGAAGACTGTGACGGGTACATACCAACAGCAAGAGAATGGTTCCAAATTGTGGAAAATAAACAAAGACCTTTATGGGCAATAAAAACTCAAAAGTTAGAGTTTGAAGATTGATATATTTATAATAGATGGAAACAATTAAATTATCAGAAGAAGATAAAAAAATACTAAACAAATATAATCACCTATTAATGGCTGTTGTTGGTGAAGATGGGTTAGTTGGGTATGGTTATGTGTCTGAAGATGAAGGTTTGTATGATTTTGTAACATTACAACCGGCAGGACAGCACGGATGGGAAAGAAGAAATGAAATAGAGCCCGAAAGTGAAGGATATAAAATATTATACGACACAATTGAAGAATTTTTACAATATAATTCAAACGAGTTTTCAGATTATCTTTATTGTGATGACTGCACTGGGTATGGAATGGTTAATGCTATTTATAATCCATTTAATGCTACGTTAAAAGTTGATTTAGACATTACAGTTAGAGGTGAGGAGTCTTACGAACATATGTACACATTTGATGAATTAAAAAATCAACCAACAGGTCAATGGGGACAAAGGTATGAAGAATTAAAAAAATTAGGTGATCCTGATTTCATTGAAAAAATGAAAAATGATTATGGAGATACTTTAGAAATGACATATGATGGTGGAGGAGATAGTGGACAAATAAATGACGAGGGAGAAACACCAACATCGGTTGTTCGTATAAACCGAGACATTGAATATATAGGTTATGAAATAATTGATATAAGATATTCTGGTTGGGAAAATAATGAAGGTGCTGATGGTAGAATAGTGTTTGATTTTGAAAACCAATTGGTAAATATTTATCATAATTATTATATTGAAAATTCAGATAATGAATATATTGGAGAATTTAAATTAATATAATGACAAATTTAAACGAAAATATTAATAGAATTAAATCTCTAATGTTATTAGAGAATGATGACCAGTTATCATTATTTTCAGGAAATAAAACCCCAATTACTTTAACTTCTGATGATTTTACTAAAGCATTTAAAGAAAATGTTTTTAATATATTAAAAGAACTATATAATGAAAATTGGGACAGTAATTCTGAACGTGGACCTGGAGGTAAAGGAGGTATTGTTAATACACATACCGTTTATGATTTACTACAAGAAAAGGGTTTAACAGATTATGACCCTGAAGGAGGAGATTGGTCAATACTTAATTATTTTGATACCAACCCACAAGTTAGAAAAACTATTGTTGGACTTTATGAAAAAGAGACGGGAAACATAATGGACAACACTGAAGTTATGAATGACTTTATTGATTGGATGATAACAAATAAAAATAAAATATTCCAAGACGGACCAATCTTAAATAGATTAATTAAAACAAATGTTGAATCCCTTTATCAAGGAGAACTTAATGAAAGAAAGGCGTATGATTATTTAACTAATATATTAAGTACACTTAAAGGATGGAAACTTAAAGGTAGATCAGTTCCTGGATCAACATTAGATAGACAAGGGGTTGATTTTGTTATGGTTAATGAAAAAACAGGAAGAGAAGGTAAATTTCAAGTTAAACCATTAGGTGAATATACAAAAGTTGGTAATTCACATAAAATTAAAAGTTATAATATAAAAGGACTTAAAAATAAACCTGTTGATTATTTTGTATTTGCATCTTCAGATAAAGATGATGTTTATGTATTTAAAAACTCTAAAGACAAATACACTATTTTAGATAGTAATAACATTCAGTTTGAAGAACCACCAATAAAGTTTTAAAGTATGAGTATAAAAGAATTAGTTGACCATTTTAACGATGGGGAGTTTGAAGAAAACATAAGACCGTATTTTAACGATGCATTATCATTTTTAAAATATGCATATAAGTACGGGTTTGTTACTCAATTGGATCTTAATCAACTCCCATATTCCGATTTTAAAGAATGTCTTGAATTTTTAGACCAAATAGATTTGGTAGGTAATTTAGATTATGATGAATCTGATGAGGAATTTAGAAATACCATACTATTATACCAATTAGAAAAAGATACTGAAAAAACTTTAAATTTTGTTTGTGATAATTTAATAACTGACGTTTATTTTATTAATGGTGAATATTGTTTACTGGTAAAAAATAGAGAAGAACTTGCCGACTTATTTGAAGATAAAGGTAGAAATACAACATCTAGAGACGCAGCAAAGGCGGTTTTAGGTGAAGATATGTGGGATCCATTTTGGGAAACAACCGATGATGTTTATAGAGACGTAATTGATGATTTAGATGAATCAAACATTAATGCACTTGCACATTACATAGTAAAAAATATAGGAGGACAAGAATTTTCTTTAGACGATTACGACAATAAATTATTTCAAGAATTTTCTGAAGAACAAGGAACTGAAGGATTTTTTCAAATAACAAGTGAAAATGTTATGGAATTAATCAAAAGTGAAGGGGCAATGAAAGAAATGTTGAAACAGGATTTGAATGATTTAAAGGGTGAATTATATAATATTCATAATAATGCCTATAATAGTTCATATGAGACTGAAATATATAATGACGTATGGAGTGAACTTGAAAGGTATTTCCATAAAGAATTTGTTTATGATACCGAATTAATTCACGGAAATAAAAAAACATTTGAATACCTTAAAATAAGAAATTTCTACCAATTAGTTTATGATTTTTTATCTAATAATGAAGGTGGTACATACAGTGACAGTTCTTTAGATTATTTTGGTAATTATGTGGGTGTTTTAAACTCTTTAATGGATAATGGTGATTATGATTATTTAAGTGTAAGAATTCCTGACTATGCCGATTGGAACTTAACTAAAAAATATATGAACGAAATGTTTCCCGATTACATATAACAAAATATTTATAAAAAATGGATAATATATATTACACAATAGCCGAACAGAAAATGGATAGATTTTCATCATTGTTAAATGAAGTGGAAAGTAACGAACTAAAAAGAATAATTGCAAGAGAACTTCAAAAAATTAAACTTATCCCTTTAGATATGTTTAGTGCAAGAGAAGCGATATCCAATATTATAGATGCTGAAATTTCAAGAGGGACCATTAATTTTGATAGAACTATAGAATCATTAATGAAATTAAATCTAACAAACGTCACTACCCGTTCTAAATTTAGATTTGATAATTACTACAAAAGATTTTATGTATCAAGAAGTAGGGGATTTGATTTTGAAGGAATGATGGCCGGATTTTTAGATGCTAAAATATCTGAAGATAAAGTGTCACCTTTTGATATAACAACAACAAATGGGAAGAATATATCTCTTAAAACTTTAAAAGATGACGGAGAATCTGTGGTTATTAAATCTGTGTCAGATAGTCTAAAAACTTATTATAGTGATTACAAAGGTACGGCTGAAAATAAAGAACAACTTAAAGATATATTCTCATTATCTAACCCAATTGGTGCTTTGGTAGATTCTAAGAATAATGACTTATTAAATATTGCCGAAGATGTTGTAGAAATGGCATTGACAGGAATTGACGGACTTTTAATTGGTATCCCAAGAGAAGATAATAAAATTAATTTATTTTATTTTGATAAAGAAAAACTAATAAAATTGTCAACCAACAGGGCAACATTAATGGCACCAAAAAGTTCAGGAGCAAAACAAATTAGACTATCATCTTCAATTTTAAATGAAGCCAATTCAACGGGAACTATAGTTTTTCCAAATTTAACAGATGAAGATTATGAAAATTTCCTTATTGGAAATGAGACAACGACGAATACTATTGAAGTATTAAATAAATTTGGTAACAAATACGGAATAAGAGGATTGGGAACACAATTACCTCAAGACATCGTAATGGACTTAGCAAAAAGCGAACAGTTTATTACTGATATGAATTTTATTATTGGAGGACAAAACGAAGAATGAAAATATTAGTCACAAAAAAACAATTAGAATTTATAAGAGAAAATGACTCAAAAGGGTTTAATTGTGATAAGTGCGACCATTCTTGGAAAATAAAAAAAGAAGATAACCACCCATATCTATGTAATATGTGTGGTTATGATTCACACAAAAAAAAATACAACTACGACGAACTTGAAAACTTTTGGAAGAACTATAAAAAAGAAGAAGAGGTTACAGAGAAGTGGACTGAAAAATATAAAAAAAGTATTGATTGTAGTAACCCAAAAGGTTTCTCACAAAGAGCACATTGTCAAGGAAGAAAAAAACATTTAAAAGAATCTAAAGAAGAAGAAATAGAAAATAATGGGTTTAATATTGAAGGTATAAAAATTGCAGTTAAAGTTATGTCACAACTTTCAGAAACATATGGTGAGGGGATACCTTTAGATTTTAGTTTACATGATTATTTTTTAAAACAAAACGAAGGGGTTAGAAGACCAATATTACAACTATTCATTGATGTTGATAAAAAAGACGGGGAAGAATATAAAATAACACAAATGTATAGACACGAAATTTCCGTTGAATTACTTAATATACTTGAAATGATGGGTTTATATAATGATGAACGTATGACACCATACTATAACTTTCATTTTAATGTTGCATAGGTTTGATTAATTAAGTAAATTCCATTATATTTTTATTATGGAAAAAAACAAAATATATTTAGAAGACAATTTAGAAACTTTATCAAGAACCCCCGACAATTATTATGATTTAGTTGTTACATCACCACCTTATGATGGTATTAGAAAATACAATGGGTTTGCCTTTGATATTGATAAATTAACTACAGAACTTTATAGAACAATGAAACCAGGTGGGGTTGTTGTTTGGGTGGTTAACGACCAAGTTGTAAAGGGGTCTGAAACAGGTACAAGTTTTAGACAATCATTTAAATTTAAGGATGCTGGATTTTTGCAACACGATACAATGATATATGAAAAGAACTCAAGTACATACCCTGCAAGTGCAAAAAGTAACAGATACACACAGATTTTTGAATATATGTTTATTTTTTCAAAAGGTAAACCAAAGACTGTTAATTTAATAATTGATAAACCAAACAAATATGCTGGACACAAAAATTGGGGTAAAAACACAAAACGTAAGGGGGATAAAGAACAGTTGGTTGGTGTTGAAGATATTAAAAGTGTACCAGAGTTTAGTCCAAGAAATAACATTTGGAAATACAATAATAGTGGAGGGTTTGCATCAAAAGATAAAATCGCATATAAACACCCGGCAATATTTCCTGAAGAATTGGTTCGTGACCATATAATTAGTTGGTCCAACGAAGGAGATTTAGTGTATGATCCTTTTATGGGTTCGGGAACCGTTGCTAAAATGTGTATTCTTTTAAAAAGAGACTACATCGGTAGTGAGATATCTGAGGAGTATGTGAACATTTGTAACGAAAGGATAGAAATTACAAAAAAATCATTAGATAAATAATTTATAAAAAATGAAACATAACATTTATGGTGGAGGTAAAACCACAAATCTAAACGGACTTTCGTTTGAGGAAAAAACCTGCATAAAACAGATGTTGAAAACCAATAAACAAATTGAGATTAACGAAAAAAATCAAATATTCTTTAATGGAAATATTATTGGATTTTATACAGAAAAACACAAATTTTATAATGATTTTTTAAAACCATTAGGTATTAATTATAAAGACATTTTATCAAAAAAACTTTTACCTGACGGGGTTTTTGTAAATATCAGAGACAAAAAAATTTTTATAGTTGAAAAAAAATTTCAGATAAGAGAAGGTTCGGTGGATGAAAAATTACAAACAGGGGTATTCAAGAAAAAAATGTTTAGTAAATTATGTGATAAAACAGGGTACAAAGTGGAATATTTTTACTTACTTAATAATTGGTTTAAAAAAGATGTTTATCGGGATGTTAAGGAGTACTTAGTTGAAAACGGTTGTGGAGTTTTTATTGATAAAATTCCACTACACTCTTTTGGTTTATAAGACAACCACCAAATAAAAAAAATTAAAATATATTTGATAAAACAAAAAAGAATATATATATTTGTACAAGTATTAATCATTTAAAAAATAAACAAAATTATGGCAACAAAATCAGGAAACAAAGGACGTTACATTTGCAAAGTTGGGTACTTGGACATTTACGCTAAGGATAGTCTAAAACCTAAAAAAGAAAGTAAAACTAATTTCAGTAAGGGTGAAGTTAAATCTACGGTGTATAATATCATACACGCAAAAAAATTGTCTTTGGGTAATCTAAAAACTAAAGATGAGGCGGTTGCTAAGGCAATAGAATTGATGGGTAATAAAGCAGCACTTTACGGGTTAATTTAAACCCATCCATTATATATGATAAAGTCAGGATTAACTCCTGACTTTTTTGTTTTCTATAGTATTTATTATTATGGAATTTAAAAAGGGGGATTTAATATTATCCGAGAATAAAAGTGATGAAGGGATAGTAAAAAAGATACTATCCAAATTTAAAGATATAAAAAACAAAGCAAAATCGGAAATAGAAGAAACTAAAGCCCTTATCCGAATATTAACTCACGCTGTAAAATCATACTCAAAAAATAGAGAATTTGATTTAGACAAAAAAGATATTGAATTTATCAAAGGACAATCTGCGGACGTAATTAAAAACCTATTAATGGTTGTTATTTCAATCATACCAATTCCAATTCCTGTAACACCATTCTTAATTATATTCGGTAAAAAAATAGGTATTGACATTGTACCAAAAGAACACGAAATACCTGAGAAAGGAAAGAAAAAAGATAATATAGACGAGGCGGTTAGAAAAAAAAGGAGTAAAACACATAAGACACCTGAAGACGCGATTAAAATAATTGAACTTGTAAATAAATTTACTACTCCTGATATAAAAAAGTTTTTAAAAAATGAAAATATTAATGTTGAATTAAAAGACGTTAAAACAAAAACATATAAATCAAAAGACGTTTTTAATCACGAGGCGGTCATTGACATTACAGATGAAAAGGGAAATAGTTTAAACCTTTCTAGAAATAAAAAATTAGATATTCTTGAATTATTTCATGAATATTTAATACTCACAGGTGAAGGACAAAATTTTCCTGGCGGACCTTTTTACGATTGGGATTTTGTTGATTCAGTTGACATTTACGATGATGATCCATCATTAAACGAATCAGTAATTACTGAGGTGTCAAAGAAAAAAACATTAATTGATAAGGTTGGGTTAAGTGAAGAAAACGCCGAACAATTAGAAAGAGTTTGTGGGTCATTGTCTGTTTGGATGGCGAATAAAGTCATTGACTATCAGATGAAAACTATGAGAAGTTGGATTGGATTTGACGAAGATGAATTAACAAAAGAAAGGGCGATAGAAAAAATTAACTCTGGAAACATGATGAATTTTTATGGTTCTTTAGTTACTGAAATCATGGATTGGATTAGAATTGGGCTTAATGGTGACGTTAACGAATATAAAAATCTTTCATTAATGGAATTAGGTGAAGAATCAAAAAGATGGCACAATTCATTAGGTGTTAATGGTGGTGATATTAACTATATAGAGAAAGGTGACATTGTTTTAGATTTTAGAGATAGTAACGATGAAGGTTACTATTGGGTTAATACAGGAACAAATGACTGTAACGAAGAATCAAGAAGAATGGGACATTGTGGTAGAACTAATAGAGGTAATACCATATGGTCATTAAGAAGTGTTAAAAAACTAAAAGACACTTACACTATGAACAATAGTGTTGTAACCGCAGCGATTGGTGACAACGACGGATATGTTTGGCAAATGAAAGGACCAAAAAACTCAAAACCAAAAAAAGAATTACATAAATATATTATTCCATTATTTTATCTTAAAAGTGAAAACGGATATCTAATTAAAGGTTTTGGTAGAGAATATAATTCAAAAAACGATTTTCAGATTGGGGATTTAGATAATAGTGAAATAAAAGAACTATATCAAAATAGACCTGATTTATTCAATGACTATAAAACTAAAAAACTATTAATTGATTTGGGGGTTATTGATAAAGACGAATTACTGACATCTTTTATAATTAATATAGAACCACACCAACTTAGAAACTTTCTTGGAAATGATAGAAAATGGGGTAAAGACACCACTTTTTATGAGCAAATATTAATTGAGCCTTGGGATTTTTGGAACAATTGGGAATATTATGACCCCGAAGATTTAATTGGAGATGTAAATGATGTTAACATTGAAGACATTAAAAAGATATTATCAAAAGAAAGTGGAGAAGATTTAAGAGACACACCAATAGACGAACTTTTAGAATATGATGGATTTGAAAACGTTGGTGATGCTCTAAGACGCGCGGCAAATACTGTTGATGGTGATGCGTATGGGGATTATCTATATGGTTGTTTAAAATCGGCACTTGAAACGTATGGTAAAGTGTTAGAAATGAATACTGAAGGTATTGAGTTAGAGGTTGATATTTCGTTAATTGATGATATTGATGATGAGGCCTTATCGGTCTTTATGGAAAGGTGTGATGATGATATTGAATGTGCTTTTATGGAGGCAATATATGAAGGATATATTGATATACCAAAACCAAGTTTTTCCGATGATTGGTATAACAGTAATTTTGATGAAAGATATTTTAATGAAATGTTATCAGATAATCTAAGTGAATATTTATAATATATGAAAATAATAATAACAGAAAGTCAGTTGAAGTCACTTTTAAATGAAAGTTTAGCGACAGATAAATCTTTTAGGGATTTAATAAAAAGTTTTGAATCAACAGTAACTAACTCAAAAGGTCAACATTATACCTTTGACGATAAAGACCCTAAAAATCCTAAAACATTTATAAAGTCTAAATCACCATATGGTGGAGTTTTAACAATAGGTTGGGGACATACTGGTCCTGAAGCAACGGCAGGAAAAGTTATTAGTAATAATAAAGCCGAAGAACTATTAACTAAGGACATCTCAAATGAAGAATCAAAGGCTAAAAAGATATTCCCAAAATATGATAGCTACCCAATATATATGCAAAGAGCATTGACAAATGCTGTTTACAGAGGTGAAGCAAAAAGTGGTTATGAATGGGTAAAAAATATAAATTTAGGTAAATGGAAAATTGGTGCAGAGAAGTACCTCCAAGGTTGGAACATTGATTTTTCAAAAGCGGACGACCCAAGAATGAAAGGGTCTTTGGCTCAGAGAATGAAAACAAATCAGAGAGCATTTTTAAAATATGCTGACGAATTGAAAACTAAACCTGAACCAAAAAAGACTGAACCAAAAAAGACTGAACCAAAAAAGACTGAACCAAAAAAGACTGATAATACTTTTATAGAGATGCTTAAATCAAAAAGTACTGAAGATAAAAAAAATGAAAATCCTTTTATAAATATGTTTAAATCAAAAAAACCTGAAAATAAATTTACAACAGGAGTAAGTTGGTTGGATTCAGCCCTTAAAGGTAATGAAATCCTTGGTAAGGGTCAGACAACATATACCGTTAAACCTGGTGATAGTTTATCTAAAATTGCTGCTAAATATGATAAGACAGTGACTACCGATACTATAAAAAAATTAAATGGTCTTAAATCGGACAAAATAGAAGTTGGGCAAAAATTAAAGATTAAATGAAAATAATAATAACTGAGGCACAATATAAAAGTTTAACTGAGGATAACCTTAGACAGTTTTTATATTCTTTTTGGGATAATCAAAAAAAACAAGGACAAGAACCTTTTTTAGATGATATACTATATCACGTTACAGATGTTAGAAAAGATAGTAGAGAGGATTATCAGACGATTCGACCTATTTGGTATGAATATAACGGAGGATATGAAAAAATACTTCAAGATGTAAGGGATAAAATAGAACACGGAGAATTTCATTTTAAAGGAGACTCTAACTTAGATATGGTTATATTTGTTGATGAGGTGTATTCATACGGATTAAAAGAACAAGGAGGAATGGTTGATATTATTTGTAGGGTTGTTGGTGGTACTATTGATGGGTATGTCCATAATGAAGAAACAGATATGATGGATATGGTACCAAATATGGATATATTTGAACAGTATAGTTTATTAGAGTATGACACTCAAGATCTTGAACAATTTTTAACTGATGAAACCTATAACTTCTTTTCAAACCTATTAAAAGATAGGTTAATACCAATACACGTTGATTTAATGGTAAGATAATGAAAATAATAATTACAGAATCACAATATAGAATTTTAGAAAATTATACCCAAGAATATGAGGTGGCTAAAAATATATTATTTAAGATTTGGCAAAGTGAACTTGATAGTAGTGGTGAAATAGATTTTAATCCTAACGTTGTTGATTATATCAATTATAAACCACAAGGTAGGTTAAAAATTTACGAAATGTATAGGGATTTTCTTGGTGGTTGGGATAAAATGATTGAAAAGTCATATGAACTAATGGATAGAACTTTTGATACTATGGATTATGATTTTAGAGGGGGATATGATTTTAGATTTAAACCCCAATTAAATCTTTCTTATGAAGAAGATAATACGTTTTTTGTTAATTGTCCGATTGAAAGTGATGGTAAAGTAACATTAATTACTAATGGGAAAACGCTTTTATTAAAAGATATTGAAGAGGATGAAGATTTGTGGTGGGAAATTGAAAGTGAAATTAAGGGAGTAATTGATGATATTTTATATAGAGAAGTAACAAAGAAAACAGGAATAATGGTTGACACAAATGTTTGTTGGATAAAAGAATGAAAATAATAATAACAGAGAATCAATATAAAATGTTATTGGAATCAAATAATGAATCCATACAATCACTTATTGATATGGCTTTTGAATCATTAAAAGAAAGATGTGAAGAAGACGAATACAGTGTTTTATATGTAGAAAATCAAGTTCATGTGACAGAAGAAATTAAAGTTGTTGATGTACAAAAAACAACCGCAAAAGATTATATATCGGGTAAAGAAAGTAGTTCTTTATTTGTTACTATTGATATATACATGCACTCAGCATTTGAACATGTGGATTTTGATGAAATGATATGGGAATTAAAACAAGAGTGTGAAAAAATAATTGGTAAACATAACATTAGATTAAATCTTAGAGAGGTTATAAATACCAACACAGATAGACAGTGGTAATGAAAAAGTTAATTAAAAAAATACTATTACAAGAGACGTTTAGTAGAGACCGTTTTGATAGTGAATATTCAGACGAGTACCCAAAGTATAAAGATATGTTAATGGCCGCTATCAAAATGGATATAACAGCATCAGGTAAAACTGAAACCTCAATTAAACTTGGAAGTTCAAATGGTGACATTTTAATTGATTTTAGGCTTCGTAGTAAGACACTTTACTACGATTTCT